TTGTACTTCGTGACGGTTTTATTTCCCGTAGTGCGCGATGCGTCTACCACGCCGCCCCACTGATTGATCTCGGTGATGGTGGACAGCCCGTCGAAGTAGAAAAATCCACCCCAAACATTGAGAGTCGTAATGGCCTGCACCGCAAGGTGCTCGAATATCCCGCCGCCCGACATTGTCAGCGTCGCGATAGCGTCGGTAGCACTACACTCTATGATGCCGCTCGCGCAGATAATTTCCGCCAGCGTCGAGCCTGCATCGATGACGAGCCTTGACGATGCGCCGGCCTTGGAATCCATAATGATACGGGTGTACGAACCGCCGTCGAGCGTTGCAGAACCGTCACGGTGCCACACGTCGCCGATAGCCGTCGTCCGATGCTTCAGAAACAGCGAATTAACCGTGTAGGTGCGATGGTTGATAATGAAGTAGTTGGCGTTGCACGCAAAGTAGTTCGTTTCGCCGGCACCCTCGAACAGAACTACACCGGCGCCGTTAGCCGTATCCGTGCAGTCTACGTTCATGCGGACGCCGGCCGTGCCAATCTTTTTCGTACACGTCGAGGCGATGGCCAGCGCACTCAGTTGAAGCAACTCCGGAAACTCTGGAAACCCGGCGATGTCGAAGTCTGGATCGCTGATGACAACCGCTTCTCCGTCGACCGGGGCTGCGGCAGTTGCCCAATTGGTTCCCGTCGTCCAGGTACCATCGGTAGCGAACTGCCCTGTATTACCGAATACGTGTTCACGTGTTCCAAATGCCATGTCTTACTCCTTATGCTTGCCGAGCGGGCATTGCCATCCGGCTTTACGGTTTTTGCTTTCGAGGCTGGCGTACTTCCATTCGGGGCATCCACACGAACGGCAGTAGTGTTGCCCGTCGCTCCTTCGCATCCGTTCGCACCTCATGCACGTCGCCATCCGGGTATCGTAAGTCGAGCACTTCACGCGCTCGCTCGCGACAGTAGTCACAAAAGTCTCGATAGACGTCAGCACGCCCATTCCGGTATCCCCCATTCAGGATGGGCGCAGATCGCCTTGCCGATTGCCGAGCCGTAGATGTATCTGCACCGGTACGGATCGTCTTCCGTGCCACTGCCGCAGTGCGTGGCCGGGCCGTCGGATGCGGACAGATGCCCAAACGTTCCCTCGTTTCCGCAATCGACTCTCGCGTTGCGCAACTGCCCAAACTGAAAGTCCAACCCTTCCTCGAACGACACGCGGTGCAAGAACGTGGACCAACCCCGGCCGGACACCGGAAGATCGTCACAACTTCCGTGCCCCAGGCTCAGGCGGCAGTTGTCCACGCCATCATCCACTGGTGCATACCTCACCGTGATTCGAGTCGCGGGAGGACCACCACGCCACGCACCACTGCCGACGATCGTAAATTCAGAACATGGAGACGTTACGATACCGCCGGAAATGCTTCCGTCGGCGATCACATAAAAAGACAAGTCGCGAGATTCTCCTACACGCACCGCCCCGAACGACAGCTCAGACGGCGACGCGCTACACCCTCCTGCACCTGCAAGCACATTCCCAGCCAACACCGCAAAGGCGAGAGGCGGCGGGACGCTGTCGTCGATTAACGATCCGTGCGGCGGCTTAAAAAACATGTGATCGTCAGGACCCTCCCCGCCGGGGCCGTTGACTTGCCATCGATCCCAGCCGCCGCCGCCGCGATCCCAACAAAAACTCGACGTAAGATGCTTGGCGCAGAAAAAATCCATTCCTACGACTGAAACACCTTCGATGAAGTCCGTCTCCGGATCAAAGTAAAACCAGAGTTCCAAGCCTCCCGTACAGGAGCAAGGGCACCGATACTTCGCGATGAACCGAAAGCCGGACGAAACGCAAGACACGAATTGTAGAACCACGTTCAAGCTTGGATCGTGTATGCGTGTTTTCCATAGACGGTGCGTAACGCATCGCGAATCGTCCAGCGTTAGCCCGCAAGGCGCGGAGAGAGTGCACGGCATGCGCAACGCCGCATAACACGGCCACAGCCATGTCGAACACATGCCGGGGCACGGCTCGCAGCCGACTTCACAGCCACGTTCGCCTAGCGGCGATTCGATGAACCCGCCAAGTCGAGACTCGCAAAAACTGTCGAACGCTACAGTCATTACTAGAACTCTTTCGCCCATGCACGGGCGTCGCGATTATCGTCCAGCAACATAAAGGACGGTGGCGGTTCACCTGGAAATACGCCAAACTCGCCTATCGGCGCCATAGTTGCATAGATCACGTCGGCCACCAAGTAACGCGGCACAACGACCTGCGTCTCTGCTTCCCCCGTTCGGGTCGCCACGCGACGAGTCGCACTTGCATAGTCATAGCTGATTCCGCCGCGCGTTCGGCCATCGAACGGTGTGCGGCGCAGCATCCACGGTTTGGCCACGGACAGCAAATCTTCAAGGACGGTACTGTCCCATGGACGGCAGGTAAGATAGTCGTCATGCATGTCGACTAATCGCAGTTGAACCACCGCCGACGAAGCGCTGAATGGCGTGAACATGCCGCCCACATAAAGTAGTGGGGTATCCAATACCGTCGGCTGTCGCTGCTCGACAACTAGTCCCGCAAGGCTTTCGCTCGTAATTCCCGGAGCCGGCCAGCCGACTAGGGCATCAATCAAGTCCTCCGAAGTACTAACTCCCGATTCTCCACGCCGCGATTCCGTAGCGACCAGTTCTCCATTCTTACGTATAGCCCGCAGATAACACCATCTTGGTGCGAGTGGATCAGAAAATGCGACCACCGTTCCAGACGCGCCGTGCGACACGTGCAGTTTATCCGGCGACACGGTGAGCCGCTGAGACAGCGCGGTGCGACGGACGGATTCATAATAGTCCGCTCGCGGCCGACGACTTCCCGGCAACTTCCGAGGGATTACCATATCAAAATACTCCAACCCCTGGATCGAATCCGAAAAACAGTCGACTGAACGCGAAGGCGCCTGCCGGATTCTTGAATACCTTTACATCGCCCGTGTCGTCTCCATTCTCGTCCAGTACCGGCTTAACGATGTACCAGCCTGGGATATCACGAAGGATTGGGTGTGCATAAAGACGAGTCTGAAAGTGCAGTAACACATTGGAACGATCCATACTGCTGCCAGTATCAGCACCATTAGTCAGCGTCGCTTGGGCGCCGAGATACATTACATATCCAGGCCGGAAGCCTCTAAATGACTCCGAGTTTACGGCGCCGGCAAACACTTCCATAGACGGAGTAACATAGCCGCCTCGCAACTCAGCCGTAATGTCTTGGGTCGGAAGATTTACTGGGGAACCGCCGGGAATAGCCTCTACTTGGTTGTCGTTTTCTGACGACGGGCTCCATATACGGCCGCGTGTAGCGGTAATGCTATATGTGCCAACGTCTTGCGACCAGATGACTGGAACACTGGTACGCCCACGATCTTCATAAAACGTACTAAGCCCTGACTCATAAAACAACTCCACCATTGAATCGGACACGCTGGAGCCATACCAATCCACATTATGTTCGCGAAGTTCTACTTTTAGGAAGTCGGCCTCCGCGAGCAGCGGGGTGGATAATTTCAATCCATTGATGATCGAAGCCCTTGTCAGGGCACCGTCGTCATCCCGACAAGATAAATCCAAACCTCGCAACCCACTGCCTTTAGCCGGAAATGGAGGATCGGCATTACGATATGCGTCGGGCGGCTTCTCACCCTTAACGCGAAACGTAAACGACAGCGACATATGATGTATGCCGCGAATCATCGTACGCCGCGAGTTCAAAAGCTCTGTTCGATATCCCATCAGATTTCGCCGCTACGCGCAAGGTCGCGCCGCATTCCCCTGGTCTCTTCAACCAGTTTGGTTAGCAAGACTTCGACGCTTTTGCCGCTGCGCGGTTCGATATTCGGAGGGGTAATCGTCCCAGGAGTTACCTGCAATCCGGGCGGGGTCTCAGCTAGTTTCCCGATCTTGTCGAATGCTTTGTCTACCGCAAATCCGGCGCCGACACCGGCGGCTAAGCCTACCGCTAGTGCCGCGATTCCCGCCGGCCCGCCAAGCGCCAACGTAAACGCCTGCGCCTTGGCGAGCGACTTAAATCCCTTGATTAGCGTTCGCACTACGCCCATCACACGCGGTACGACGGTAATGAATACTCCCATTTCAATGATGAGCTTTGTCCACGATTTGACGCTGTCTATAGTGTCCTTACTGATGCCCTGAATGCCGACTATCAGATTCGTAAAATGCTTAGTCACGTTTTCGAGTCCCGGCGCAAGTGATATCGCCAGCGTATCGGCTACGCCGCCCAACGAACTTTTCAATGTTGTTACGGCATCATTGAACTTCTCGACGCCAGTGGCCTGAGCCCTCGTGATAACGCCGCGTGTTCGATCGAACTCCCGGCTCAATTCCTGCAATCCGCTTTTGCCGAGCGAAAGCGTAGGAAGCAACTCAATAGCACTCTTTCCGAACAGTCCGGCTGCGGCAGCAGCCCTATCAGCGCTGGTTGGCAGACGGTTGATCGCTTCGGCAATATCCTCGATTGCTTCCCGTGGACTCTTTCTAGTTAGTGTATCAGCCGACAATTCAAGTTTGCGCAGTGAAATGACTGCTTGGCCGGTTCCTCTTTTGGCTTCACCAAGGCGGCGCACCATAATGCCGAGGCTCTTGTTCATGCCCTCAACAGAACTTCCGCTGAGATCGGCCGCATACTGCAATCGTCGCAAATCTTGAATGGAAATCCCTATGGTGTCTGAAAGTTTTGCGGCGGTGTCGATACTCTGAAATGATGTGCGAGTAAGATAGGCCATGCCCGCACCGGCGATCAATGCCCGGCGTCCGAATCTACTCACGATCGCGGCGGCCTTTTTGAATCCGCTCTCGAACTTTGAAACGCGGACAGTCAAGCTAGCGGCTAGACTTGCAATGACGGCCATGCGACTTATTTCCCTGCATCAATGCCCCAAACTGCTGAATCACATTCCACATGTGCTTCGGAGTTTGCCGTTCTACATTCATGTCCCACCTAGGCATGAAGTCTTGCAGTTTTTGCGCCTTGCCTGACAATGCCGCCGCTATGGTCGCCGAGATACGAGCAGCAGCAACATCGATTCGATCTTCCGCAAATGGATCGAGCGCAAAATACGACACCCATTCGCTGAACTCATGGGCATCAACTTCCAGTTGTGCCCGCCGCACGGACATACCTAGATGCCCGGCGAGCTTAAACCAGAATCGCCGCTCAGGGCGGCTCCTAAGTTTTTTCCCACCTCCTCAATGGCGGGGAGCGTTAAGGCGCTCTTTCGCTGAGCCGCTAACAAAAGGCGATCGAGGACAACCGCCGAACGTTCACCCAGCGCCGCTACGTCAGACTCCGCGAATACCAGGTTCCCGTCCGCGTCACATAGCGACCATGCCGCGACTTTGGCCCGGATGTTCCGCCGCAATGGGCTTGTAGACGGTTGATCCAGAATCACTTCCAGTTCATCGCGATGCTTGCCGGACATGGAACGTATATAAAACGGCTGCCCACCGTCCGGCTCCCATTCCGGTATCGGACATCGCTCTACACTTGCATCACGGGCGTTAAGTGCCTGATCTTTCAGGCTCATAAACTACTCCTATGCGTCGGCCGCGATGGTAACTCCAGCTGTCGGCGTAAATTCGAGGTTAACCTTCATTACTTCACCAATCTGGAACTCGTCAGGATCGAACGATGAGAGTCCACCCGTGAATATCCACGTAGCGCCAGCCAAGTCATCTGGTCCGAGAAATGTAATAGTCACGGTTTCGCCAGTCGTAGCGGCCATGATAAACGGCGGCAGAAGATCGGGATTAAAATGCCCAGTCATTTGCATGGGCGTAATCTCCACGTGATCTGACGCAATTTTAGTCATGGTCCCCACAACACCTGTCGCCGGCGTGATGTCGGTGCCCATGTGCGTCGTCGGCAGAAACTCCCGCGCAAATCCAGGAGGCTTAATACTCAATAACTGGAATGTCTCATGAAAGGTGCTAGTGGCAAGCACAACGGTAATTCCATTCCCGACATCAACAGCATTGCTGGCCATATTGCAGACTCCTACGGCGTTGCGGGCGTCTCTTCAAGCGTGAACTCGCACGTACTGTGCGCGATAAACAGTCCGGCCGCTTTGCCGGGCTGTTCCGTTTCATTTTCGATGGGCCCTGAGAGCACGGACGATCGCACTCGTATGGCATCATCTCCGGTACCCATCGTACCAGAGAACGAATCGATGCTAAGCCGCAAGGCTTCGTGCATCGCCATAGCGCCGCCGGGGTCATCATCCACACAATCAAACTGCCAGACTACAGACGGCAATCCAGAATCACCATTCATGTTGTGTGTGGGCACTCCACCTAGCGGATGATAGACGATACGCGGCAATGTCGGCACGGCCTGATCGGCCTTGCCGTGATAGATGCGCGTTGAGCACAGATCGGTAATTGCCGACTTGCCGGCCAGATGTTCGTACATCGCCTTGTGAAAACTCATCCTGCGCGTCCAGCCAGCCTGAGAATGCGTTTTTTAAGAAGATTGCTAAGCATACGCACGTAATCTTTTCGCTTCGTTTTCATGGTGCCACGGATAAATGGCCGAGGCGCAACCTCGCCATGGCCAAGCTCAACATGTGTGGGGTAGTACCATTTGCCTGGTCCGTCTTTGCTCCATTGTGGCAAGTCTAATTCTTCACGCCTCGGAGTCTGCACGTACTTCCCAATCGTGCCGCGCCTGCGAGTCGCCGGCACAACCTGCATTCCAATCGATTTCAACATTCCCGTATCGACGGGCATGGCTGCCGTGGAATCTTTGGCGAATTGCTTGGCAACTTTCGTCAAGGCGGGACTAACGATTTTTCGTGATGCGGCAAGCGACAGACGACGCAATTGCTTAATTAACGCCTTGTCGCCCAGGAGTCGCATATCGACGAACGCATTCGTTTGGCTCGCCATTAGACTTCTTCCACGCACGTGCATACGTGCTCACGCAGTCGCCCGTCTCGTTCCGTGATGCCGTCGATGTTGTACGTGCGGGCCGTGCCCTGAACCGTTTCCTCCAGCCTGTGCGTGCCGTCGATGGCATCGACACGCGGGAAGATGATCTCATGGAACACCTGCCCCCTAGTCCGCTGCGCCTCAGTCAGTTCGTTGGAGCGCAACGGACGGCGTGACGCCCACCGAACAGCGATCGCGGACCAGGTGCGCGACACGTCGCCCTTGGTGTTCGTCGCGGTGGGGCGCAGAACTCGAATGCGGTGTGCGCGATAAGTTCTAGGCGTCATTTTGAATCCGCTCATATCAGGAATCCGCACTAACCAACTCGTCCGGCGAAAGTAGGTATCGCACGCCCATGGGGAGCTCCACCAGTTTCTCGTCCGTCACGGCTTCGCGATGTACCACTAGATGCGCCGCCACAAGAAGAATGGCTTGCCGGATGTTTTCAGGCACATCCTTCGGCGCAGTGCCGTACCCCGCCTTGTA